CATTGCTAATTTTATAACACCACATGGTTTTTTTCCAGATGTTGTGCGTAGGGCAGTTAAGGCTGTTAGTAAAGTGTACGAAGACGAGGAATCGTGGGAGGAATCACGTGTAAACTTAAAAGAGGTTTTAAGCATGGTTAACACTGCCGAGAAATTTAAGATCGGTGTGGATTGCGCTTACATACATTACCGTGATAAGGGGGTTGCAATTAACAAGGAACAGGTGAGTTTGTTATATCAGTATCTAATACAATTAAGCACTACCAAATATCGGGAAGCTCAGTTTATTCCATCTGAAGACAGACTCACCTACTCTGACAACTACCAGAGCAAGTGAGTCCCCCTTTTTCTAATTATAATAATATAACAACATATTATTCCCCGATTAATCTCAATCGTAACTTTCAAGCTTTTTGAATCTCAGATCCATCTTATTAATATAAGCAATCTCAAGAATCATCAAAAATGAACAACACAGACCAATTAGTAGACAACAGTATGAATTTCGACCCTACGTCGGATTCTACTTCCATGCCAGAACAATCACATGGCAAGGTACTAACACCATCACAAGCATTTGTTTGTAAGGTAACTCACCCACCTACAACGGTGCCTGAATTTGCTGGCTTACCAACTCAGGATGCAAGAACACAGGTTGTATATAACATGCGTAATATTGACGTGCTAAAAACTCCCGTCACATATGATGCAACAACCCAACTTTATCAGGCTAATTCTTGGAGTGACCACAACGATTATACCATTCTGGTACCTAACGGTGCTCGAATTAAATGGTTTGGTTGTTGTTATGATGTCACAAATTCCAATGTGCCTGGTACAACCCCTGAAGTTAGTCGCTATTATCAGCAGGACGTCGCTAACGTAGGTTTGCAGGATAATTTTGATTTTCAAAACTGGTCAACCACAGTCAATCTGTATAGACCATGTTATAAGTCAATAACCTTGTACCCCAACGTCACTGCTTTTAATAATCAAGGTATCATCGCTGCGCAACAGTTTAATCCCAACATTCTGTTTCACGGTTCCATGTCTGCATTTTCTTATGAACAACCGAAGATGTTTTTGCAAGCATTGGATCATTTGTACAGCAATCAAAATGATAATCTTTTTCAAGCAAATGAAACTCATCCGGATTTCCATCACAGCCTCATCGAAAGCTGGTTCAAAACTCGTAAGATAAGATCACGAGGTTTGAAACTTGATCCTGATAATTATATTCAGATAATCAACTTGGGTAACGTCGGTTATGAAAGTGATATAATGTCGCTTGTACCTACACCATCCCAAATTGCACAGAACTCTATGCGTTCTTATCAGGATAAATTTATCAACGGAGCTTTCGTTGTTAGTCGAGTTAACACCTTATCACCAAAATGGATGTCCGGATCTAATACCACTCAAAGTGGTATCTATAG